AACGACAGAGCATATTATAACATTGAACAGTTCAAACATTTCAGAATTAATCAAGTATCTACTGCAACAGATTCTGCCGAGACATTTGATAGTTCGACAAACAAGTTTGATTCAAATACAGTTGCATTTGATGGTAATGATATAAGAATACCTCAGGCTGCATTTACAACAAGAATTAATGTACCACCGCCTGGCGAAATCAATATCTCTGGTGGTGCAAGAGTGAATGCATTTGATAATAACTTTATCAGATTTGATACAACTAGGGAAACATTCGATGAGACAGTATTTACTACATTGATGAGTGATACTGGCATAACCTTTGATAGTTCATCTACTAAGTTTGATGGTTCTGGTGGGGATGCAGTTCCAAGAGATGTTGGTGGAAACTATAATACTGACTTCAGTGATACAAATATATCGTTTGACAGTGGTATAAATAAGTTTGATAACTCATTCAATATACCACTATTAGAAAGATTTAGCTCATCTGGGTTTACCTTTGATAATAGTAACAAAACTTTTGACATAGGGTAAACACCCTTATAAATAATAGAAGAAAGATTCTAACAGGAGAAAAATAAAATGGCATATCAAGCACTTGGTCTTGGTTCTTCCGCTAATGACGGTACTGGTGATGACCTCAGAACTGGTGGAGACAAGATTAATGACAACTTTGTAGAAGTTTACACTCTACTTGGTACAGGTTCTGCACTATCATCTGGTATCAGCGCCAACGCAACAAAGGTTACATTAACCGCACCAGACATTACTGGCGTAGTTGGTGGAACTCAAACTTCAGCAACAATCACCACACTCACGACTGAAGGCATTCAAAACGCAACTGGTGAATTAGAAATTACTGCTGCAAACCAAGTGGTAGAAATTCAAGGTGGTGGTTCAAACTCTGGTGCAATCACTCTGAACTGTGAACAAAACTCTCATGGTCAAAAGATTATGGCACAACCACATAGTGCTGGTGTAACAAACACAATGTTACTTCCTGCTGGTGCAAGTTCTACATTAGTAAGTTTGGTATCTGCTGATACACTTACTAACAAAACTTTGACTGCACCAACTATTGCTACTATTACTAATGGTGGTGCGGTTACAATTCCATCTGGTGCAGATACACTTGTTGCAAGAACATCTACGGATACACTTACTAACAAGACATTGACTTCACCAGACATTAACACCCCAGACATTGACGGTGGTGCTATTGATGCTGCAATCATTGGTGCAAACACTCCTGCTGCAATTACAGGTACAGCGATTAGTGGAACATCCCTTGAAATTACTGGTACTGCCGGTGCAGCGAAATTAAACACAGTTACAACAACTCAACGTAATGCGTTGTCTGCTGCAAACGGAATGGTAGTATACAATAGTACCACAAGTAAAATCGAAGCATACGCTGGTGGTGCCTGGGTACAATTACATTAAGGGATAGACAATGGCAATTGATAAAATTACAGCTAGTGGACTTGGAGATGGTGGTGTATCAACTGCTGATATTGCAGATGATGCTGTAACTAGTGCAAAACTTGGTAGTGGTGCAGTTGACACAACTGCATTAGGAACTGATGCAGTGACTACTGCAAAGATTTTAGATGCAAATGTTACGACTGCAAAGATTTTAGATGCAAATGTTACGACTGCAAAACTTGTCGGTGAAACTGTAATTCAAGTTAAAAGTGCTGTAGATACTGCTGCTAGAAGTACTACTTCTCAAACATTTGTAGTGGGAAGCAATACTGCTCAAGTTACAATTACTCCACGTTCATCTTCCTCTAGATTTATTATATATTGTATTGGTGTGATAAGTACTGATGATGGTCAAGACGGTACTTTTACAACGATATACAGAGATAGTACAAATTTAGGACAATCAGCTACTGGTTTAGCATTTGGTAATTCTGTGCCTACTGTCTCTGCTACCTATCATCCATTTTCTATGACTATATTAGATTCTCCTTCTACTGCTTCAGCAATAACTTATGGTTTACGATTTAGAAGTTATAACTTTGATAGTGATGCGTCTACTACTTCAAGACTTGGAAACCATTTGGGTGGTACTTCTAATGCAGTACCAACTCACATAACAGTAATGGAGTTAGCAGGATGAGTATGAAAAATAAAGCAATATATGCTCTCTATTCAAATGCAGTTAGTATTGGTGGAGATGCAGAAATAGTATTAGACGGTAATGACATTGATATTACAAGTACAATTGATATGGATGTAGTTGGGAAGAAGGCAGCAGAATTATTAATTGAACAAAATCTTATTGACCTTCGTAAAGAAAGAAATAAAAAACTCGCAGAAACAGATTGGATGTGCTTCCCAGATTCACCAACAATGTCTGATGAATGGAAAAACTATCGTCAAGAACTTCGTGATATTACAAAGACATACAAAACTCTTGATGATGTTAAATGGCCGATTAAACCATCTTAACAGTATGAATAAATAAGATTATAGGAAAAAACAATGGCAGCGATAATTACAGAAAAATTTAGACAGTCAAGTGCAAAGTCTTTTAAGGACTCATTTGGTACTGACAAATATTATATGTTCGTAGGTAAATCACAACCTTGGACATCAGAGGGTGCGACTTCAGATAGTCTTCCTCCTGCTCCTGTAGATAGTGTTGCACCAGAATCATATTATTGGGATGATATGCTTGCTGCAAAATTGATTGGTAGTACTAATACAACTTTTGCAATTCCTCGTAGGAATTATGCAACGACTTCTGCATTTGATATGTATAGACACGATGTCTCTGGTGGTACAACTACAGGAAACTACCCAACAAAAACAACAACATCAAGTGGTGCAAATTCAGTTTATAACTCAACGTATTACTTCATGACTACAGCAAACCGTATATACAAAGTATTATACAACGGTGACCCTGTTCAAACTGGTGCATCAAACATCTCTGGTTCTGAACCAACTTCAGAACAGACTGGGCCATTCTGGCATGATGCAAATTATTATTTAAAGTTTATGTACTCACTGACAACTTCAGAAGTTCAGAACTTCTTAACCACAGACTTTATGCCTGTGACGATTACTGCAAACTCTGCTGCTAACCGTCCAATCAATGTTGTTATGGTAACAAGTAGTGGGTCATCATATCCAAACGGTACATTCTATACTAAGGTTCGTGGTGATGGTACAACTACTGCAATCATTAAGTTGGTTGTATCTGGTGGTGCAATTCAAGAGTTCGGTGATGGTGCAACTAAGACAAGTATGCAGAATGCTGGTGTAGCATATTCTTTCGCAGTCGTTGACCTTGCTGGAACAAACATTTTCACAGATACTGCAGCGACTACTGCAATTGCTGGTGCAACATTAACATCGTGGAATAACGCAACTGCTGGTGCAATCACTCCAATCATTGAACCAACAGGTGGTCACGGTACAGATGACGTTTCAGAACTTGGTGGTCACTATGTAATGGTTCAAGGAAAGTTTGAACCTTCAGATGCAGACGCAACACAAGTAAACGATTTTAGAAGAGTTGGTATTTTGAAAAATCCAAACTCTGGTGGTTCTGCGGCATCTGCTGCAACTGCAAGAACAACAAACGCATTGGTTCTCAGTGGTACAATCGGAACAGTTTATCAAGCAGATGAACTTATTACACAAGCAACAACTGGTGCCCAAGGTCGAGTAATTGAATTCGATTCAACTAATAAAATTCTGTACTATGCTCAAGAAAAGTATGCATCTTATGGACTTGATACAAATAAAAACCTTACTCCATTCTCTACGAATGCTGCGGTTACTGGTGGTTCATCAAGTGCAAGTTATAGTGTAGATACTAGTATTTCTGCAACAGTAAGTGGTGTTGTGTTCGTTGGTGGTTACGCATCACCAGAACTTGATAGAGATAGTGGTGAAGTAATCTATGTAGAAAACAGAAGAGCAATATCAAGAGCATCAGACCAAACAGAAGACATTAAAGTAGTAGTGGAATATTAAGATATGCAAAAAACTGATTTGAATGTGTCACCGTATTACGATGACTTTGACAGCACAGACGACTTTCATCGTGTTCTCTTTCGCCCAGGCTTTGCCGTTCAAGCAAGAGAGTTAACTCAACTTCAGTCCATACTGCAAAACCAAATTGAAAAGTTTGGTACGCATATGTTCAAAGAAGGTGCAATGGTAATACCAGGCCAATCTGGTTTTACTAATGAATACTATGCAGTAAAACTTCAGTCAACATTTAATTCAAATCCTGTATCTGGTTATGCCGCAAACTATGTGGGAACAACAATCACTGGTGCAACATCTGGTGTTAAAGCAACAGTTGTAGGTTATGAACTTGCAACAACTACTGACCCTCTTACACTTTATGTAAAGTATACTGCATCTGGAACTGATAATGTTTCTACAACATTTTCTAATAATGAAAACATTCAGTCAAATGGTGTTGTTGGTGGTATCGTTGCTGGTTCATCTTCTGCAACACTTCAAGCAACTTCTGCAACTGCAACAGGTTCTTCTGCGAATATAGAAGAAGGTGTGTACTTTGTTCGTGGTCAGTTCATTCGTGTTGCATCACAAAGAATTGTTCTTGACAAATATACAAACACTCCATCATATAGAATTGGTCTTACCATTTCAGAAACCCTACAAACTCCAGAAGTAGATACATCACTTTTAGATAATGCACAGGGTTCTTCAAACGTAAATGCAAAGGGTGCTCACAGATTAAAGGTAACTCTTACACTTTCAAAACTTCCAATTGGTTCTGCTGAAGATGAAGATTTTATTGAAGTCCTTCGTGTAAAGAATGGTGTTATTGAAGAAGTTACCAGAAACACAGAATACTCTGTAGTTGGTGATACACTTGCAAGAAGAACATTCGATGAATCTGGTGATTACTCTGTACGTCCATTTGGTGTGGATATTCGTGAGTCACTTGATGACGGATTGAACGAGGGTGTGTATGCTGCTGGTGTAAATACAGACCAAGGTGTACCTACATCTGAAGGATTAATGTCTGTTCAGATATCGCCTGGAAAAGCATATGTTCGTGGATATGAAATTGAAACTGCATCTCCTACATTTATTGATATCACTAAACCAAGAACTTCTGAAGAATTTAAAGGTTCAATTACTCCTGCTGAAGTTGGTAACTTTACAAAGGTTACTAAGGTTTATGGTACACCAGACCTTTCACCATTTATTACTGGTGAGGTAACTGACCCATATAAAAAGATTTCATTAAGAGATACTGCAACTGCAACAAGAGGACAGGCTGCTGGTTTAGAAATCGGTGTTGCAAGAGCAAGAGCATTTGAACATCGTTCTGGTACAGATGCAACTAGTGATGCATTAGTTTCTAGTGGTTCTGGTACTGGTTTAACATCTCAGTTTAATTTATATCTCTTTGACATTCGTATGATTACTAAAATTACGATGTCTGGTATTCCATCTGCTGGAACAACAGTAGGTGCAAAAGTAACTGGTGCAACATCTGGTGCAAGTGGATTTATTCACAGTGCAAACAATAC